TCATCCGTTCACAAAAACTTCTTCCTCACCTGCATTCCTTTCGTCAGGGTGCAGATGAGATGTTTTCAGAAGCAGTTGCAGGTGATAATTGAGTTTCTTCCATGTTACACCGAAGAAATCTACGAGTTCACTCTCCGTCATGGCTATATCGCCATTTCCCTTGCGAACGATTTGTATATTGTCGCTCCATTCAAAATAGCTGCGGTCTCTTTTTGCTTGATGATGATTGACGTTCATATCGCTTCCTCCTTTTGATATTTCCTAATCAGCCTGTCCATATCCTCTGAAATCTTATTGTCAGTTACTTGCGCATAGATTTGTGTGCTGGCGATAGATGCGTGTCCCATCATCTTGGCAATGCTCTCAATGGGAATACCGGCACTCAGACTCATCGTGCCGAACGTATGCCTTGCCATATGGTAGGATAACCTTTCTCTAATGCCGCAAGCTTTGCCCACGATGCTTAGCTTTGCACTCATTACACTTCGGCTGCAATCACAGGGAAAGACAAGGTGATCTGTCATTGTTTCAGTTTTACCTTCTTCTTTCACCGATTGCCCTCCTCCGTTTCTCTCCTGTTCGGCCTTGCAATGTTTGATAATGACTTCGGCTATCGGATGCAGGGGTACGACAAACTCCACCTTTGTCTTCTGCCGTTCCTTGCGGATATACTTCTGCCCGTCCGCTGCCGTTTGGATATGTCCATATTGCAGGCATTCCATGTCGGCAATAGCTAAACTTGTAAAGCAAGCGAAGATGAACATCAGCCTTGCCTGTTCTGCTTCCTTGTCGTTTACTTTCAAAACCATGAGTCTGGCCACATCGTTCTTTTGCAGAAAGCGTATCTTCTGTTCCGTTTTCTCGTACTTGGCATTTTCAAAGGGATTACAACGAATGAGCCTTTGGCAGACTGCACGGAACATCGATATATCTGGCCGACATATGCCTTTATCATCTGCCTGTTGATATGGAATATATAATGAGGGTGTGTCAAAATAGGCACACCCTCACATCCTAAAGCTTCAAAATTACTTCCTGTGCTTTGTCGGGCCAACTTTGACCTTTTCTACTATAGTTGTGCTCGGGTGCTTTTGTGCATATTCGATAGATACAAATTGCCCCGTTTTAGCACTTCTTCCTTTTTCTATTGTCTTAGCCATCTTTTGATTTTTTTAGTTAATACTATGCGGTAATCTTCCGTTTCCGCTACGGTACACTTAGGTGTTGCATACCATTCACCGTTCATTCCATCAAGTGTTTACCTTGTATGTGCCTCAGGGCAGCAAAAGAAACATCCGTCAACATTGCTATAGTGTTTCTTTGCCTCTCTTACAGCATCCTTGCCATTTGCAAAGAAACCTAAACAAATTCGGTTTTCTACCGATGGCAAATATCTACAACTCGATGCATGAACTTCATGTTCCCCCGTAGGCTGGGCAATTTTGTTTACGTAGTAAAAGTCACTCATAATAAAGATTGTCAACTCTCTGGTCCATTATCCAGGGTCTTAATTTCGAATTGACGCAGCAAAGATATGAACTTTTTCTCTTTAAACAAGAGTAAATGTGAAAAAAACTCATTTTATAGCATAAAAAGCTGGATTTGCATCGAATTATTTTGTTTTATTGAGAATTTATCTCTATATTTGCACAAGTTTATTGTATAATCAATGAGATAGTATATGTTACAGCAATTTATAGTTGAGAATTTCCTCTCATTTAAAAACAGGGAAATCTTTTCTCTTCAACCCAGCAAGGGTACTTTGAAAAAAGAGCATAAGATAGAACCCATTAAAGGACAGTGGGTATTAAAGTCTGCTGCAATGTTTGGAGCAAATGCTGGCGGAAAAAGTAATTTCGTCAAAGCAATTGACTTAGGGAAAAAACTTGTTTTAAGAGGGACAAGAACAGGTGACTTAATAGACTTCTACCCTTTTCGGTTGAGTTCCGAAAATAAAAAAAAGGATACAACTATTATTTATCGTATGCTCTGTGGTAACAAAAAGTATGAATATGGGTTTAGCTACAATGCAGAGCAGATAAGTACGGAATGGCTAAAACAAATAAACAAAAACAGCGACAGCGTTATTTTTGAAAGGGAAACAGAAAAATCGAAATTCGAAATTTCATATCTTCTTAAACTCAATCCCAAAGAAGAAGAATCACTGTTCTTGTCTTTCCTAGCAAAGGCAACGCCACAAAGGCAATTGTTTCTTCATGAGGTTATGAGTCGTAACATTCATGAGAATGTATCAAATATTGAAGATTTGGATATTGTTATTAACTGGTTTGTAAACTCTCTAAAAATTATATTTCCTGATACACCGTACAAGCAGGGTGTGCTACTTAAAGCGGCGGATGATGATGACCTCAAACGCGGTTTCGGGGCACTTTTAAGGTACTTCAATACAGGAGTTGATGGCGTAAAATTAATTGAAGTACAATTTGAAAAACTTGGAATTTCTCAGGATTTACAACGTGCAATAAAAACAGATTTGTCAAAATCCAATACCGACGAGGCTTTTGGAGCATTGCATTTTGATGATAATTTGTATTTAATCAACTTGATTAATGGCGAAATTAAAGCCAAAAAATTAATGACCGTTCATAAAAAAATCGATGATACAGATGTAGAATTTTTCTCTCTTGGCGATGAGAGTGATGGTACAAAACGTTTATTTGATTATATTCCACTTATCTTGGATTTGATTCAAGGGGGAAAAGTTTTTGTTGTTGATGAAATGGAACGTAGTTTACATCCTTCACTTATTCAGCAAATAATTATATTGTTTTATAAGTATTCAAAAGATGTGTTCAGTCAACTCATTTTTACCACTCATGAGAGTTCCTTAATGAGTCAAAAAATATTCAGAAGGGATGAAATATGGTTGATGAAAAAAAATAATAAAGGAATTAGTTCATTTGGAAGGATGGATGGTTCGTATAATGTGCGTTTTGATAAGATGCTCCAAAATAGTTACCTCAATGGTGAGTATGGAGCAACACCCATATTTGAAACAGAAGAGGAGATAAATAAATTATTTTCATCTTTTAAATAACTGGCGATACAACATGGTAAGTTTTGTTTCTAAATTTTTGTTTACAGCTACGGTAACGGCACCAGTATTCTTGTCACTTGGATTAATTGGCATCATAAAGGATAGTAAGAATTATTTTCAATATTGGAATAAGCTGCTAGAAAATAACATAATCCCTAATAGTTTTGAATGGTGGAGCATAAATATAAGTTTTGCATTTATGCTAATATGCCTTATTGGCATTAAGATATTCCTTCGCAAAAAATCTTGTAAATGTGGGAAAGGAAAAACGATTAAGGCACAGTTTTATTCAAATCTGTCTCAAAACAGTGCTGAGCAGGTAATATCATCAATAATTCCTTGGCTGACTATATTTGCTGACAGACTTGATTTTATGGTATTATTTGTGTGTATAATACTTCAATGTTGTTTTATTGCAATTGCAAGTTATAATAACAATAACTATAATTTACTGTGTTCAATATGGGGATATCGTTATTATGAGGTAAAAACGGAAGAAAATACATATATTCTTATTTCCCAAAAATGTATTAGAAATAAGAATGAAATCAAAACGTTTGTTGAGTTGACAGATTATATGGGTCTAATCATTAATGACAAATAATTATGAGTCAATTTTACGCATTGATGCACGACAATACTGTAAAGTATATATCTCTAAAAGAAGAGATTGTAACCGATGTTAGAAATCTCTTTATAAACGGAGGTGCTATATTAAAACCTGAAGGTATAGAAGAGGATGTATTTGATGGTAATATCTTAAGCCGAAATGGAGAAAATATTACGTATGTCAATTATAACTTACCAGAAGATTTTATTCATATACCAGATAATCAAGCTGACATGTCTGAATATAATATAAATGAGGACATACCTAAAAGTATATTTTATTACAATGACGGGAAAATTTATTTTCAGGTTTTTAACAAGAAGAATATGTTACAACGTAAAATGGTCTTACAGTTTGAGCATGGGAACGTATTTACTAAAATGAATAACACAGCTTTTATTGTTGAGGATAAAGTTCATGCTATATACGAGGATGGGAAGTTGTATTTCCAGAATTATACAATTGCAAATCAGATATTCTCATTAATAGATTTCATCACCGAAGCCACAAATACTGAAATTGAATCCTTTGGAGAGATAGAAGGCATCAATGTAAGTACAGAAAACATAAAACATATTGCGAATATAAAGACTCGTCGACTTATAAAATTATTATCCAATACAGATAATATTGCAACTTTTATGAGAAAGGCATCTCGAACAAGAACTAGTCTTTTAAGGAAATATGGAGTAAACGCACAAATCAACGAAAACAATGAATTAGTATTACTAACTAATAATGTTGCAGATTTGAATCGCGTCTTGGAATTTCTTAATGAAGATATATTTAGAGGAGTAATCACCGATAGCCTTTACCGATCAAATTCAAAGAAAAAAGATAATCATTAACTATGATCGATGAGAATAAGATAATACTCTATCAGGACGATAACGAAATAACTCGTGTATCGGTACGTTTTGCTGATAAAGATCTGTGGCTTACACAGAATCAGTTGGCGGAAATTTATTGCACTACACAACAAAACATTAGCCAACATGTGGACAATATATATAAGGACGGAGAACTTGCCATAGAAGCAACTAACAAGAAATTCTTGTTAGTTCGACAAGAGGGAAATCGTCAGGTAAAACGTAACATTGACCACTATAATCTTGATATGATAATTGCCCTTGGCTATCGTATTCAATCGCAAGTGGCTACTCGTTTCCGCCGCTGGGCAACACAGCGGCTTCACGAATACATTCAAAAGGGATTCACTATGGACGATGAGCGGTTGAAACAAGGAGGCAACCGCTACTTCCGTGAATTATTGCAACGTATTAGGGATATTCGTAGCAGTGAGCGCAACTTCTACCAACAAATTACAGATATTTACGCCACAGCCACAGACTATGATTCTCGTGACGAGATGACAAAGATGTTCTTTGCTACCGTGCAAAACAAGTTGCACTATGCAGTTCATGAGAATACGGCCGCGGAAGTTATCTACAATCGGGTGGACAATGAAAAGCCGTTTGTCGGCATGACAAACTTCAAAGGTTACTATGTAACTAAGGACGATGTGAAAATCGCTAAAAACTACCTGTCTGAGATTGAACTCCAACGTTTGAATCTGCTTGTTTCCGGGTTCTTGGATTTTGCAGAGTTCCAAGCATTGGAAATGAATCCCATGACAATGAAAGATTGGATAGAAGCATTGGATAACCAGATTATTGCTCATAAACGGAAGGTTTTGATTGGCAAGGGAAACATTTCGCATAAACAGGCGATTGAAAAAGCAGAAAAGGAGTTTGCCATCTATCGCAAACGCGAAATGGATTTGCTTGAAAGCGATTTTGATAGGGAAATCAAAAAATTGAAAGACAATGATGGCACTAGTTCAAAATAATTTTTTAAATTTGTATCAAGAAATCATCTGCTTCCACGATGTGCAAAACGCAGAAGTCTGACGGTAGAGCAATAAGAGGAGAATACTGTTAGGGTGATTCTGAAAAGTAATGATATTGAGCTACTTGGGAAGAGATTACGATTCATGGTGGCACCACAAATGAAAATTCATAAAAGAGGTTGTCCGGTTTTTAGGATAACCTCTTTCTTTTTATACTCTCGCGCATAGCCTTTTGGTCTTCCGTTCACAAAAATTTCTTCCTCACCTGCATCCCTTTCGTCAGGGTGCAGATGAGATGTTTTCAGAAGCAGTTGCAGGTGATAATTGAGTTTCTTCCATGTTACACCGAAGAAATCTACGAGTTTACTCTCCGTCATGACTATATCGCCATTTCCCTTGCGAACGATTTGCATCTTGTCGCTCCATTCAAAATAGCTGCGGTTTCTTTTTGCTTGATGATGATTGACGTTCATATCGCTCCCTCCTTTACTTTCTCCTTTTGATGTTTCCTTATCAATCTGTCCATATCCTCCGAAATCTTATTATCGGTTACTTGCGCATAGATTTGTGTGCTGGCGATAGATGCGTGTCCCATCATCTTGGCAATGCTCTCTATGGGAATGCCAGCACTCAGACTCATCGTGCCGAACGTATGTCGCGCCATATGGTAGGATAACCGCTCTCTAATGCCGCAAGCTTTGCCCACAATGCTTAGCTTTGCACTCATTACGCTTCGGCTGCAATCACAGGGAAAGACAAGGTTATCTGTCCTTGTTTCAGTTTCACCTTTTTCTTTCACCGATTGCATTATTCCTCCATTTCTTTCCAGTTCAGCCTTGCAATGTTCGATGATGGCTTCCGCTATCGGATGTAAGGGCACGACAAACTCCATCTTTGTCTTCTGCCGTTCCTTACGGATGTACTTCTGTCCGCCCACTGCCGTTTGGATATGTCCATATTGCAGATGCTCCATGTCGGCAATAGCCAAGCCGGTAAAGCAAGCGAAGACGAACATCAGCCTTGCCTGTTCTGCCTCCTTGTCGTTTACTTTCAAAGTCATGAGTTTGGTCACATCCTTCTTTTGCAGAAAGCGTATCTTCTGCTCCGTTTTCTCGTACTTGGCATTTTCAAAGGGATTACAACGAATAAGCCTTTGGCTGACCGCACGGTACATCAACCTGCTTAGCCAGCAAAGATAGCGGTTGATGGTTGCAGCTGCCAGCTCTTGCTTTTTAAGAAAGAAACGATATTCTTCAAACAGATCTTCCGTAATGACAGTAATGGGTATATCCTCGTTTCCTCTGTCCTTGACAAACTCCGTGAGCATCTTGGCAGAGTAATACAGGTTCTGATAAGTTCTCTCCGTCTTTGACTTCCCCACGCATTCTTTGACGGATTGCAGTTCTACCCTGCTCATGGCAAGCAGCGTTGTCGGATGGGTGGCAATGCCCTGCAAGCAGTTCTTGATTAGCTCCACGCTGACCACTCCGCCCCTCGTCAGTAAATCCTGATAAGTCTTTTCTACAAGTTCTTTGAACTCTGCAAGCCTTTTGTTTATTCTTTTGTCGGTAGCCTGTCCTTGTTTGGCGTTCCACTCTGCCAGCGGACATTCCTCTCCTGTGGTTATAGCGGAACTCTTCCCATCTATGGTAATACGGCAGAGAATGGTAGTCCTTCCGTCTGACTTTGTCTTCTGTCTGTTGATATAGAACAATATCTTGAATGTACTCCTCATTGTCTTGATGGTTTTGTATGTATATTTTTATCCAAAACGATGTCGAATGAAAGCAATTGGTCAAATCACCAACTGCATATCTTCTGTGAAAGAAAGGAAACGGTTAAACTCCTCAAAGAGTTTCTGCGGTGTTACCTTTGCATAACGTTCGGTCATACTTACGTTCGTATGTCCAAGCATCTTACTGACTGTTTCAATAGGAACGCCCTGCTCCAAGGTGATAAGCGTGGCAAAGGTATGTCTTGCAGTATGCGATGTAAATGGAAAAGAAATACCTGCCCGTAATCGCAAGGCTTTAAGACAGGACTGATAAGTGGGATATTTGATGAAAGGCAGCAGTGTTTCCCTTTCATCGCTGTGCATCTTCTCTATTAACCGAACAGCTTCCGGCAACAGCTTGATACGACAAAGCACACCCGTCTTCTGCCGGTTGAACTTCAACCACAAACTGCCTGCATCAGCACGGACAAGATGCTTCTTGCTTAGCTCCATCAAATCGCAATAGGCTGCACCGGTATAACAGGCAAAGAGAAACACATCACGAACTGTTTCCATTGCCTCTTCTAACTCATCAAAGCAGATTGCCTTCAACTTGTCCAATGCCTCTTTGTCAAGTGCCTTGGGTGTTTTCTTGTCTCCTCGTTCTATATGGACTTTATCAAACAGAAGCGTATCAGCCAACCCCTCACGATAAGCCAACCTGCAGACAGTCTTCAAATCTGCTGCAACTCTGAAAAATGTGCTTTGCTGATGACCGAGTTCGCCAAGACAAAATGCTTGTAATTCGTAGATAAAGTTTTCTGTCAACAGTGAGAAAGCCAAGTCCGAAACATGGTATTTCTTCTGAATGAACTCCTGTAATCGTTTCCGAGTGGAATGATAGGCGGACATAGACTCTTCCTTGATGTCTATACCGATATGGCTTTCTTTCTCCTTGATGAGCATATCCAACCTTTCGATGAGCCTGCATCTTGCCTGTACGCTGCCTTGAAACAGTTCCTTTACATCGGTTGCATCAAATGGCTGTCCTTTGGCAATCAACGACTGATAGGCAGATTGAATGGAAAGCAACAGGTTCTCCAACTTGCCGTTAATTTCCACCGCCTCACGGCTCTTGCCGTCCATCCTGCTCTCACGTGAATTCCATAAGTCAGGATTGCAGGAGAGTTTACAACTAAACTGAGCAATGGAACGCTCAATGGTAATACGCCCCATAATCGGAGCTCTCCCCGACTTGTCCAGACCGCTCTTTTTAAGGTAGAGCAACACCTTCATTTTCTCTGTTTTCATACGCTTTAATATTTGTGGGTAAAATTACCCGAATTAAAGCGTTCCTCACATACGCAGAAAACTGCCGACCAAAGCAACAGCCACACGAGCGAAAATAATTCAGTTACCGAATACTGCACCATCGTTACCTACATCAAAACAAGGTAACACTCTGGTAACTGAACCTCTGCCTAAATCTGCATATTTCTGCCCTTTACAAATAGAGCAGTATTATGCAAATCTATTTCTTTTCCCTCTCATTATCAGTTAGTTTACATCAACCTCAACATTTCTTCATTTTCAGCTATTAGTTACACGATGATTTGCCGTATTTTATGCCATGAAATGACGCAGTTTATCACGTAAAGTGACGCTGTTTGCAACACAAAGTGATATATACTACTTTGCGGATGATTTGAGTCTATGTCGTAGTCCGTGTATTTCCTTTGCGCAATCTGTTAATAGTCTCATTCTGAAAGCAGTTTCATCTTCTTCAACTTCATATGATAATAAATCCCAATTCTTCACAATTCATCAGACAAAATCCAAGAGAGCATCCTTCCAAACACATTGAAACAACTCAATATCTCTCCCACTTTAACGATAGAAGTTCAACAAAGTAAGAATCAATTTGATTTAACGAGGAAGTCAATAAAAAAGGAAAAGCCAAGCAATGAATAATCATCCGCTCAGCTTTTCCTTTGTACCCAGACCCGGTACAGAGTGGGTAAAACAAGAGAAATGAAAAGAATATATTATATTGATAATCAGCTATTTATAATTTTCTTATATTTGGCTACTTTGCCCATTTTTACCTGTTTTTAGTTAGATAGTACACTTTTAGTACACTTTGGCATTCGGAACTTTTTAGTATCTTTGCAAAATAAGAAAACATCTGAAAATAAACGAGTTAATGATTTTACTCGGTTTGATACACATTTAGGTACATAACTATCAATTATGGCAAAATTAGAAAATAAAGCAAAAGAAAACCCGAAATTGGAGCAAAATGTGCTATCTGATGGTCGGATAAGTCTTTATCTGGAGTATTATCTCGGTAGAGAAGAAACACCGGTTTTAGACGAAAACGGCAAGCCCGTTTTGTACGAAACAGGCAAGATGATGGGCAAGCCAAAAGTACATATTAAGCACAACAGGCGAAAAGAAAATTTGCAGTTGTACTTGATAGCTAAGCCTCGTACTCCAGCGGAACGACAACAGAACAAGGAAACACTTAAATTGGCTGCCAAAATTCGTGCAGAGCGGGAACAACAGTTTAAGGAGAGTATGCTTGGTTATCGCCTGAAGAAAGACAGAAATGTCAATTTCTTGGACTATTATCAGGCTTACATAGACAGTTATACGAAGAAAGACTTGCGGATGATAAAGATAGCCTTGAATCGTTTTAAAGATTTTCTGAAAGAGCAATATCCAGTTTATGAGTTTGGCATTAAGCCCGACTTGATAACCAAGGATATGATGGAACAATTTGTTGAATACCTACAATCGAGAAGTGTCGGCGAAGGAGCAAAGAGTATCTATCAGCGTTTCAAGAAAGTTGTTCGTTATGCCATCGATCACGAAGTGATGTTGAAAGACCCTTGTAAGGGAGTAGTGTGCAAGGTGGATGAGCAGATTTTACGCAAAGATGTGTTGTCAATGGATGAGATTCAATCACTGATTCAATGCCATTATGATAATGAAAATCCCAATGTCAGGCGAGCCTTTATCCTTTGTCTGTATTGTGGTCTGCGCTTCTGTGATGTAAAAGACCTTACCTATAAGAATGTAGATTATACCAATCGCCTACTGAAGTTTGAACAGAATAAGACCAAAGGACATTCTGCACATAGTGGTGTTATTATTCCTCTCAATGACGGCTTACTCTCTTTAATTGGCGAAGCTCCTGAAGATTTAAATTCTTCTATCTTCAACCTCCCCTCGTATGAGAGTTGCAGCAAATCTGTGAAACGATGGATAAAGCGTGCAGGTATCAATAAACACATTAGTTGGCATTGTGCTCGCCACAGTTTTGCTGTGAATATTCTGAATAATGGTGCCAACATCAAGACCGTTGCCAGCCTATTGGGGCATAGCGGATTGAAACATACCGAGAAATACACTCGGGCGGTGGATAAGTTGAAGTCGGAGGCAATCAATAGTTTGCCAGAATTGAACATTTAAGATGAAAAATGAATTGAAAAACATTTTTTTGATTGAATAAGACAGTTTTTTGCTTGAAAAAGCATGTGCTTTAAGAAATAATGAATAACTTTATAGCGTAATCAAGTTACATAAGCATGGAACGGAAGAAAATCAATCGCCTAAAGGTGGTACTTGCCGAAAAAGGTATGACAAATAAACAACTGGCAGAAATCCTTGACAAAGACCCTGCCGTTATATCAAAGTGGGTTACAAATGTTGCTCAGCCCAATGTTGAAATGTTCATCCAGTTGGCAAAGATATTGGGAGTGAGAGTTGATGATTTGTTGTGGATAAAATAGAACTGCCAAATATTATTACATCTATGGATATCCACGTTAACTCTATATGTTAGTTGTCATTTTATTATAAAATTTTAATTTTTTAGGAATATATGAAGATTAAGGAAATAAAACTAAATAAATTTAAGCGTTTTACAGATTTAACAATTACGGAACTACCTGAAACTGCAAAACTTGTTATACTTGTAGGTCCTAACGGCTGTGGGAAGACTTCCGTTTTTGAAGGTCTTTACTATTGGTATAGATATTATGGGTTCAATACTCTTTGGGAAAAAGACTATTATATAAAAGTCGCAAATAAAAACGAAGCAGGCAGTAGCTGGTTTCGAGATTTAGTTACTCTTTCTACCTATGACACAAATCTTAATAGTAGTAATGAAATCCATGGTCGTTTTTATTTTAGAACTGCACATAGAAATGAACCAGATTTTACAACATCTAGTCTTTCAAGGCAAAATGACCCTAAAGAAGTTACTAAATATAATTCTTTAATGCAAACGGATACAGTCGTATCTGAAAATTATCAAAGATTAATTTCTAGTACTTTATCAAGTCTTTTTGACAATCAAAATAATGATAAATCTGTCAAAGATTTAAGGGAAGAGCTAATTGGTAAAATACAGACTTCTTTAAGTCACGTTTTTGATGATTTAAAACTATCCAGCATAGGTGACCCATTAGTAAATGGTTGCTTTTATTTCACAAAGGGGGAGTCAGAAAACTTCCATTATAGAAATCTATCGGCAGGAGAAAAATCAGCCTTTGATTTACTTTTGGATATGATTATCAAGTCTGTTTATTTAAATAATACAATTTATTGCATAGATGAACCTGAAACTCATATGCATACAGCTTTGCAATCCAAGCTAATAGCTGAAATGTATAATTTGGTTCCTGATAACGGGCAACTTTGGCTTACAACTCACTCTATCGGTATGCTGAAGGAAGCAAAGAAGATTGAAGAGCAACACCCTAACACTGTATGTTTCCTTAATTTCACGGATATAGATTTTGATGTACCAGTGATAATAAAACCTTCAACTATAGACTCTACTATTTGGAATAAGTTTTTAGAACTAGCATTTGGAGATTTTTCAAAGTTAATTGCTCCAGAAAGAGTTGTGTTTTGTGAAGGTTCTGTAAATGGAGCTTCTCGCAAAAATTTTGATGCCGATATCTATACTAAAATCTTTTCTGCAAAATATCCTGGGACGTCTTTTGTTTCTATTGGTTCGTGTTCTGAGATTGAAGATGAAAGCAATATTAGCATGCAGATTATTTCTCGTGTTCTAGAACATTCAAATATAATAAAGTTAGTAGACCGCGATGACAAGAGTGAAGAAGAAGTAAGCAGCCTTCACGATAGAGGTATTAAGGTATTAGCCAAGCGCCATATTGAATGTTATCTTCTTGATGATGAAATAATAACTAAATTATGTATAGTGCAGGGAAAAAGAGATAAAATAGAAGAATGTTTAACTGCTAAAAAGACAGAGATTGATCGAAGTATTAGCCGTGGAAACCCCAAAGATGATATAAAATCAGCAAGTGGACAAATATATACGGATCTTAAGCGTATATTATCACTTACTCAATGTGGAAATGACACTGCTTCTTTTCTAAAATTTACAATGTCCCCTCTGATAACACAGGATACTAAAATATATACGGAATTAGAAAGTAATATTTTTGCTTAACAAATTATTTTTTTAATTATTTCTATGGGAAAAACTGTAACAACATATTTATTAGATGCTGATCCGAAAGGAACACAGTATGTTTTTATCAGTAATAAGATTTGTCAAATGTATGTAATTCCTCGCTCACATCTTTCAATCTTGAATGAGCGATACGAGTTACAGACACCAGCTTTTTACATTCTATTGGGTGAAGACGAAGAGACGAAACCGAAAGCATATATTGGAGAGACTGAAAACTTTCGTGAACGAGTGAGAGACCATGAGAGCAAAAAAGCTTTTTGGCAAAAAGCCTTGCTTTTTATTTCTAAAGATGCAGCAATGACTAAAGCCGATGTGCAATACTTAGAGCATAAAGCGATAGCGGAAGCGAAAGTTTCAAATTCTTTCGTATTAAATGAAAATAAGCAAACGTCTAAAGCACCTAATCTTCCGGAATATCGTAAGGATGATATGGACGAATTTTTCGAGGATGTAAAATTTCTCACATCTTTCATTGGTTGTGGTATATTTGATATTGCCAAACCAAAAGAAGAACATCTTTTCTTTACAAAGGGACGTGGTTGTGATGCAAAAGGTTTTTATCATAGTAAAGGCTTTACTGTGCTGAAAGGAAGCACGATAGTGAGTTCTTCTTCTCCTTCCTTTAAATGGAAAAATAAACGTGAAAAGATGTTGAGCGAATATACGCACTCTTCTAAAGGGAAATTAGAATTGAGTTCAGATACAACTTTTAATAGCCCGAGTACTGCTGCTGATTTCTGTATAGGGAGTAGTAATAATGGTTGGCTTGTTTGGAAAGATAAAGATGGAAACACTTTAGATTCTGTGTATAGAAAACAATTAGAGTAATATAAAACTATCGGAATGGACGTGAATGTTATATTAGGTTTTATAAGTATAGTAGTTACTTTGCTGTGTGCCTACTTAGGTGCTTTACTTCATCGTAAAACAGAAAGAATAAAAATCATGGAGGGGCAATTATCTGAAAAAAGATACTCTGCTTATGAGAAACTTTATGATTTCTTTTATGATATGTTTAAAAATGCGAAGGATAACAAGACTGTTAATAATAGAGAAATGCGTAATAGACTTCTTGAAGCAAAAAAGGAGTTGATTATGTATGGGACAGACGAGGTTGTTTTTGCATTAAATAGTTATTTAAGTTCTCTTACTGAAGAGAATATCTATAAACAAGTTGATAGTTTCTTGGATGTTATGTTATTGGCAAGGAAAGATATGTGTGGAGAAACAAAGATAAATAGAGATGAAATTTTGTTAAATATAATGCAGGATAAGACGGAAGTACAAAAATTTAAATATATGAAATTAAATAACTTAGAACTGTAGAGAATCTGTAAAAGTACCATAATATAATGATATATAATAGATCTTTATCAAAATCTCATTTCTCGTTTAGTATAATCTACTAAAATTATTTCTTAAAGCATCTAACAATCGAATAATATGACCATACAAGAAATAACAACTCGCAAGGAAGACCAGACTTTTGATTGCAAAAGCATTCAAGTTGATCCGAAAGCATTGGCTATTACCATTGTGGCGTTTGCTAATGCTGACGGTGGTGCTATTGCTATCGGTGTGTCTGACAAGACAAGGAAGACAGAAGGAGTTGACCAGCATGCGGAAAAGTTGAATGAGTTGCTTCGTGTTCCTTTGGATTTCTGTAATCCTTCTGTGTCTATTACCAGCGACTTGTTACCATGCACGGATAAAGATGGAAACGAAAATCATATTTTATTGATGCATATTCCTGCAAGTTCTGAACTACATGCTAATCAGGCAGACGAAGCCTATATGCGTGTTGGCGATAAAAGTAGAAAATTGTCTTTTGAAGAACGCATACAATTGATGTACGATAAGGGAGAGCGCTACTATGAGGATACGGCTGTGTATGGTGCTACGGTAGATGATATTGATATGACCGCTGTCGAAAGATATACAGAATTGATTGGTTATGCCAAGTCTGCCAAGCAATATCTACATGAGAATAATAACTTCATAACTACCAATGCAAAGGGAGAGGAGCAGGTTAGTGTAGCTTGTATTCTGTTGTTTGGTAAATATCCTCAAAAATTCTTTCCTCGTGGGCGTACTCGCTTTATCCGTTATAAAGGTACAGAAGAGAGAGTGGGTGCAGAAATGAACGTGATTAAGGACGTAACCTTTGAAGGAACCATACTTGATCAGGTGAAGGCCACGATAGCTTATCTTGAAACCCAAGTGGAGGAACACACTTTCCTAGGACAGCATGGGCAGTTTGTAACCAACAGAGATTATCCAAAGTTTGTTATTCAAGAAATGGTTGTCAACGCTTGCTGTCACCGCGCCTACAATATTAAGGGTACGGAAATCCAAATAAAGATGCTTGACGATCGTCTTGTATTCGAGTCGCCCGGTAGATTACCCGGAACAGTCAAGCCTTCTAATATTCGTCATACCCATTTTTCACGGAATCCTAAAATTGCTCAATTCTTAAAAGCATACGACTTTGTAAAGGAGTTTGGCGAAGGGGTAGATCGTGTGTGCAGGGAATTGGAAGCTAATGGTACACCACATTTATCCCTTCATCTTGATGATTTTATTTTGAAAATTACAGTACCAAAGGTTAAGTCAGTACAAGAGAAATCTGTGAAAGGGAATGAGGATAACGTTACTGATAACCACTTAAAGGTATCTGAAAAGGTGACTGATAGCCAGTCAAAGGTATCTGACAGGGTGTCTGATATGCAAACTAAGGTGACTGATAGGCGAAAAGAAATAATAGAAAAAGTAGTAGAAAAGGCATTAGAAAATGGTGATAAATTAACGTCAAATCGTATTACCATCTTGCAATTAATGGCTGAAAATCCTTATATTACCAAGATAGAACTTGCTGCTGCCGTAGGAATCAGTGCCACCTCTATCATGCGTAATATCGAATATATGCGTAATAAGTACCTCCGTCGTGTTGGACCAGATAATGGCGGATTTTGGGAAATTATAGAATAGACAATATAACAAGCCCAACCAAATTTATGATTGGCTGGGCTTGTACGTTCTAATATTTTACATTCTCCTTCCTCTCGAAGTCCTCTGCGCTCGTTCAAGGGCTTCTCTCTGTTTCCTGTCAAGATACCATTGATTACGCCTGTTCCGTATCATATCATCGATGGATACGTCATTGATAAACAACTCACGGTAGCCTTGCTTCACCTTTCGGGAAGAGAATATGGCAGAATCGAACTCAAACGGGACTTTCTCACCCATTGGCGTGAACTTACCTGAACATACCACTCTTTTGTCATTCAATAACTGTCTGACGATCTCATCGCTGATCCGATAAGTATGTGAACACCTATTGGCAAAAGCCACATTCATACAAGTATCAGGATACCATTTCTCAATATCCCGCTTGAACTGCTCCAAATCCTTTTCTGCTGATTCCACGTTTTCTCTCTCCGTTTCAATCACAGCTTCACGTTCACGGATGGTATTCTTAAGCGTAGTGATTACTGCGTTTTTCTCGAAGAGCTGTTTGTTAAGGTCCGCTATTACCTGTTGGTCTTTGCTTGTGAAAAGAGAACCAATGGCTCGGGCTACATGGGAACCTGCATTGCTGATGTCTTTCTTCAACGTAGCTTGTTTGAGTTCAGACTTCGCCTTTGAAAGGTCTTCTGCTGCTTGCTCCTTCTGCTCTGCCAAAAGTACAATATCCTCCTTGAGATTCTCTGCCTTGCGGTATTGCTCGGTATAATACTCACGAGTAGAGATATGTCTTGCTTCCGACCCGTCAATACCACGTTCCAAACCAAAGGACTGCATCGCCTCGGCATACGATGATTGATAGTTCTTGAGTTTTGCCTGTGTCATTACATCATCGGCACACAGACGGGAGCCTTCGGCTTTCTTGCGATAGTGCTTCTTCACGCTGTCCTCTGATTTCTTCTTTCTGCGTGCAGCGGTGACGATAGGAACTACCGTTGCATGGATATGAGGAGTCTGTTCGTCCATGTGTAGAACAGCAGAGACCAGATTCTCTATCCCAAAGGTATCCTGCATCCACTTCACCGACTGCTCACACCAATCGTCAAGCCTTCCTTCGTGCTGTATCCTTTCCATTGCTTCGGGACTTGCTGAAAGCATCACGCGGATGGCATGCACTTGGTTCTTTCCCACTTTGCGCTTGAGGTGCGCATTCTCTATTCGATGCTCAATAGCTGCCGATCGTGATTTCACACCTTCGGGAAAAGCAATCATTTCTCGGTCGAGGTGTATGCGACTTTCATCCACGTTGCCTGCAATGAAAGTGCGTTCAATATGGGCAGACATCTTGGTATCTGCCCCCTTTGCTTTCTCCAGATGGAGAACTACAAAATTTGCCATATCATGAAAACTTTTAGTTCATTGTAGAGGTACTTGCATCATCCACTTGACAAGATGATGTAAGTACCGATTTTTGAAACAGGGAGTCCAGAGGGGTGTAACGCCCTTGGCTCATTGGGAATTTTTAGCATTACTTGTATTGCAGCTCGAAAAATTCCCTAATGAGCTATGGCATTTTATTGCCATAAAAACTCCGTAGGCAAGAGGAACGAAAGTCTCAAGGCTTGAGCCCTCTTCGTTGTTCCCTAACAGGCTTCTGCAGGAGACTGTCCTGACGGCAAAGGAACTCGTTGAGATCCTTGCAGTCAGCGTATAGACCTGAAGAGTCAATGACGGGTATTTTTAGTTCCGTGAGCAACTCTTGGTATGCCTTCCGTCCTGCATCATCATTATCCAAGAAGCATTGTACTTTGTCATAGTGCGACAAACGCTCTAATGACTTACGGACATTCGCCACAGAATTGAGCACCATATAGTCCTGGCGTATCAGTCCGTTGTTCTCCCTTCTTCGAATCGTAAGGAATGATAGGAAGTCCATAAACCCCTCGAAAAGAAAACATACATTCTTCTGCTCTCCCATACAGAAATGACTGATATCTTTTGGCGTCATGCATCCCTTGAAGAATGGATTGCGCAATTCATACCCACCAGAGATATTGGGCAAACCAATAGCAAAGTAATGTTTACCTCTAATATCAAAGTGCATTTCCTTGCACACCGTTTTGGCCATTTCTATGTTGATGCATCTTTTCTCAAGATATTGGATAAGGGCAGGATGCGTGAGAGGAAGTACTTGTAGATGCTCAAAGGAGTTCTGTGGTGTAGTCGACTTGACTATGGGCTGACAGACCGACGCACAGCTTGGCGCATTGCGTTCTATCTGATGAATAAGATACGACACGTCCGAAAAGTTGTAGAGCAACGCTGCAAGGTCGATGATGTTGCCACCTTTGCCAATGCCGAAGTCGTACCATAGATTGAGTTCGGTGTTTACCTTAAACGATGCGTGCTTTTCCGTTCTGAGTGGAGAGAGGTACATGAGGTTGACACCATACTGTTTTACAGGCTTACAGCCCATTGCTGCAAGAAAGTCCTGCAACTTTATCTGTTTTATTTTTTCAGTATTCATGATTATGTAAAATTTAAATTGATAATAAATTTGATGAACTGATGAAATTGCTTTTATCTATATGGTTATCAGAGAGTTGAAAACTCATCATGCCCTCATCATACTACTTTTCAAAATGGAATCGCTGACAAAAAGAAAAATACCTTCCTTTTCTTTTTTCATCAGTAGTATATTAACGATGAGTAAAAGATGAGAACACAAATGACTTGTACTGAATACTTTATATAGCTTATTCATCATTTCATCAAAATAATGGATATAAAATTGTTTATAAACTCTTGAGCTGCTCCTTGGTGATTGTATAAAACCGTCCTGTCCTTCGGATGGGAGAATAATACTGCGGAGTATTGTAGCTGAGTTGATAGGTAGTGTAAGTCAGCGTATTGGACGCTGGAGTCAGTTTCCAAATATCCTGTACGATTCTCCTAATCTGTCCCTTGTCGTATTTGCACTGCGTATTACTCATGAGCGGCATCATGTCATTGATGCAGAAGGACAATTCCTCTACATTGTTCATTTCCATGATGTCAAGACAGAGTTCAGCCAACTCAAGCTCCAACTTGTTGCGATTGCTGCGGATGATGCGCTGCAGAGCTGGCGTAAAGGTCAGTTGAGGCGCAAACCACATGCGACTTTCCTTTTGGGTAGATAAGGGGCGGTGCTGCAGGAAATAGAGAAAGGCTGGAATTTCGGCTTTCAGCTTTTGCAGAAAGTCGGTATCATCGCTTTTAAGGCGTTCTATCTTCCTAACCCAATATCGGGTTTCTCCCACGTCTATAATGACAGGGAGCAACTCGTTATTGGAACACAGCACGAACTTGGCAAAGAAGGAGATTTCGTCTCGGTCTTTTCCCTTGGCTTCCACCTTGTAAGAAAGCGTTGTGCTGAGATTCTTCAATCGTTCACTGTCTTCTCTGCGGTTGAGCAATACTTCGTCCACAACGATAAGCAGTTTACCTGCCCAATCTGCATTGAACTGACTACGGAAGTCCTCGTTGGTGTTGAAGGTTACGTTGTTCTGGAAAACGGCTTTGAGAAAGTTTAGGAACGTACTCTTGCCTGTATTGCGCTCTTCAGATACCATCAGTAGGATGGGTAGTTTCTGAACAGGGTCAAGGTAGAGTAGTTCCAGATAGTCCATGCCCATTTCATACTGTTCCCCGAAGATGTGGCGTATCAATGAGTCCACATGAGGGAAAGCTCCCTCGACAGGCTGATGGTCTATCGGCTCATAGAGATTAAGGAACTTATCAACGATAGGTTGATAGTTCACATGACTTGGTACGGTGCAGAAACCGTCATACTTGGGTACGGTGGCAATAAAATCCTTGCCATAGTCCTGTCGTAGCGTTTCATTGTTCCATACGATACGCTTCTTGACAAAACCACCATTAAGCCGAGGTTGGTTCACAATCTTGTACAAGGTTGTGCCAACTCGAATGAATTTCTCGTTCTCCATAACCTTACTTCTGCATTAATGGTTTATTACCCATAATGTATCGCTGGGCTTCTTGGGCTATTTGTGCCGAAGTTTTGATTGGATTCTGCCGTAGCCACGCCTCAAGCTCAGCTTTCTCAAAGTAAAGCATCTTTCCCTGTGGCTTGTAATGCGGTATCAGATTGCCTGATGTGAGTTTGTAGAGATAACTCTTAGAGAGGTTTAAGAACCTGCTGGCTTCTTCGAAGCTCAACACATTCTTATTCATGAAAACCATTTGTTCGAGTTCTTCAACTCGAGTTTCTAATGTCTTGCTCATATTGAAAACATTTTAAATTAAACAATATGAAGGTGCACCTTCGTTAATTATTTGTTAACGAGGGCAAAATTAGAAACGATAAAAGTAAATGACGTTGAGCAATGTTTGAGGTATCAACCTATGCTCAACCTTTTTTCAGTTGTTTGATGTAGTTATCAATGGTTTCCCATCCTTTCGGTTGCTTCATATTGATTTGGTCTGTTGCGGTGGAAAGGTCGGTGCGTGTCAGTGGTGTATCTTTTGTTTTCCCCAAGACAAGTTCATTACGAGCAATCGCAGATTGCCATTCATCAGTAATGAACCTTCGAAGATTAAGGCTTTGCATGAGATATGCCAACTGGCGGTTGTTATTTGATTTTAGAACACCTTTTAGCTTACAAGCAAAGAAGTCTTTGAGTATCTTGGAAGATATGCAAGTTGTAAATAATTGAATTTCGTTGATGCAAGCGGTAAGAATCTCAATTTGCTCGTCTGTAAAATCAGATTGAAATAGATTTGTTCCTTTACCAACGATGACAGGTTTCTTTTTCTGCTCACATGGTTCATCGTTTACCAAGACAGAAGAGCGAGACCGATCGGTTTGTACCTCTGTCAATTCAATTCGTTCTATTTCTGCCATGAGATATTTTGCGTATCGTTCATATAGAATTGCATCAACAAGATACGAGAACATCGGCAGGACATCATTATATAAGGTGTGTGTCTCAATGTATTTCGCATATTCAAATGAAGATACGGAGAAGGAGATATATTTCTGTTTTTGTTCTTTGGTCAGTGATTCAAAGAAAGTACTTTCCCACAAAAAGTCATCATCGTTGTAATATTCCTCTACACATGCAAGAGCAGGATGATTCAGATAAATGGAAGATAGTTCATCGGTTATTCGGATATATTCTTTTTGCAAAATCTCTTTGAACTGTATATTGTTGATGCAACCTTTCTTCCTCAGAATATTTCCAATGAGCACATCGTTGGTCTGAGTAATGCAATAGCTTAATATTCGTTGAATACTGTCAAGCTGTATCTTTAGATTGTCATTTTCCATTTTTACAATTTTCTAAGATAGGTATTGTTTACAAAGATAGGGCATTCGTTGGAGAAAAAGCCAAGAAAGGGAAATAAACAGAATAAAAGGGAAGAGTTGTCGTTAATTAAATATAAATCTGAGTGGCGAGAAACTATAAAAGTATACCTTTCTCATTATATTGTTATATAGTACACTTTTAGTACATGCTGAAAAAGAAAAATCCCTTATAAATCAAAGACTTACAAGGGATTTGTGGTACCCAGACCCGGGATCGAACCGGGATGGATTGCTCCACTGGTGTTTGAGACCAGCGCGTCTACCGATTCCGCCAT